TCGTGATTACTTCACTGGTACGCCAAAGTCAGGCTATGTGGCCTTCACCTATCCGCACCCACTCAGGGGCGGAGGTGGGGGACCACAACCGACTCCCACGCCATCAGCGACGCCGGCGCCAAGCGCCACCCCTCCTGAACCGGTCGAACCGCCCCAGCCAACGCCGACTCCAGGCCCGAGTGCTACTCCGACTCCGCCGGCCGGCAGCAAGCCGACTTACCACGATTGGTTAAATTCATTGAGCGATTGGATTAGGCAGCATCCAGCGGTTCCGGATCAATAAAGCTATGGCTGATCTGATCGTTCACCCCAGCATTGTTTTAAGTCCCGATGATATCCTCACCGCGGACAAGCTGAATCTGTTGGGTACCCCGGTCGTTGAACTCGCGGTTTCAGATGCTTCGATTAGCGATCAGAATTTTTTGCGCAACGGCAACTTTTACTCTTCGTTCTGGACTACGCCGACCGGGATAAGTTGTCCTGCGGGCGCCTATACTGTTAACGCGAATTACTGGTGGGTGAATCCGACCGGCGCGCCGGTTACCTGTTTGCGAAGCTCCACGGTGCCTGATACCGATTCGCTCTTTTCGATGGAAGTGCAGGGAGCTGTCGGAGTGACCCAGGTTTATATCGGGCAGAATATCCAGGCTGATTTGAGTGCGACTTTGCGCAACCCGTGCACGTTCAGTGGCTACATCTACAATGCAACCGGCGTTTCGCTCATTCCGCAATTGGTGTTGTCTACTTGCAACGCTTTCAACAATTTCAATGCGGTCACCGACGTCTCGACGACTAACCTGCAATCGTGTCCCGCGAATACCTGGACCTATGTGACCGATACGGTCGATCTGACTTCGCTCTCCAATGTCGCTAACGGTTTGATGGTATCGGTGAGTTTCGGCGGGATGAGTGCTACCGCAGACTTCGTGCTTTTCTCGCGAATGAAATTCCAGGTAGGCGAAATCGCGACGCCGTTCACGGACGACGTCTCGCTTTTCGTCCAGACTCCCAGCGTTGATTCGACGATGTTGCAAGACGGGTGTATCGCGCGACCGAGCCTGTTCTTGCCGAACGTGGTGCCTCTGGGTGCGTATGTGGATAAGTCGATCCTCGACGCGAAGCTTGCGGACAACACGATTTTGGCCCGCAGCTTGTCGAAGGGCACCATTGTTACGACGGGCACCACTAACTCCACCATTAATGTCACAGCAATTCCAGATACAACCGGTATGGCGGCGGGCATGCCGATCTCGGGTTCTGGGATTCCTTCGGGGACAACGATCGCTTCAATTGTTTCTGGAACTGCTCTGACTTTGAGTGCAGCCGCTACCACGTCAGGCGCCGGAGTTTCTTTGACTGTTACTACCGGGACTGGAGCAGTAGTTGGTGCCTTGGGTTATACGCCGATTAATAAGGCTGGCGATGTGGGGATTGGGCCGGGATCTTTAGGCTTTGTCAACGATTCAGTTGTGGGTAGCACTTCGCCGACCACTGCTGCGCTTCTCTTTAACGCTACCTCCGCCAATGCAGCCAATGACGGTTATATGCCGGCTCTGGCTTTCAATCGTCCGAGTGGACAATCGCGTTCGGTGGGACTCGCGGTCGATGGTCGGTTGCGTACCGTGGACGGAGCCGGAGTGCAAGGTTATCTGCTCGATTCGGTTCACGGCGTTGACACGAATTCTTACCAAGCCGGCTCGATTACTTTAGCCGCATTGGCGCAAAGCCTGATCAATATCGTGATTCCGGCAGGGATGATTCGGATGTTTGCGGGCCCGAGTGTTCCTGGCGGCTGGCTTGTTTGCGACGGTTCTGCGGTTAGTCGAACGACCTATTCAACACTTTTCACTGCCATTGGCGGCTACTGGGGTGCAGGAGACGGGGTCACTACATTTAATCTGCCTGATCTACGAGGTCGTTCGCCACTTGGTTACGTGAGTTCTGGAGGCAGCGGATTAACTGGCAGGGGTTTCGGGAGCTATGGCGGCGAAGAAAATCATGTCCTCTCCCTAGCGGAACTCGCGAATCACAATCATGGGATCACCCAGAACCCGCATTCTCATTCGGTGACGAACGCTGCCGGAGTTCAACTGAATCTGGCTAGCGGCGCTATTCAGACTTTCACTGCGGCCGGCAGCACTACGACCGGAGGAGCGAATGCGAATATCTCTCTGGCGGCCGCCGGCGGCAACGGGGGACATAATACAATGATGCCGTTTGCCGTGATGTATTTCCTTATAAAAACGTGAAAGATGTCGGCATACTTGCGAAGGAATGGTTTGATCAGCACGGAGAAGATCTCTCTTTTGCTTTGCTCCGCTGTTTTATGCGAGGTGCGATCATCAAGCATCACGATTTCCTTTTGTTAGGTGAACCTTGCCGTACGGAAGGTAAACCGGAATTTGTGGCAGGTGAACCGGACACTTGGTGGGTTTATTATTGGGGGTCGAGTCCAGTCGGTAAATTCACCTGTTTCGATGTGGCGTCGAACGCTCCGTACTATTTGCCGTACATCGCGTTCAAACGACGTGGACGGATCAAAATCCGGAAATGGGAACAGTTTTTGCGTGAGCCGATTCGTTCGATGCCGTTAGAGGAGGTTGCTTAGTTATGGGTGGTGCGCCGAGTGTTCCAACTCCAAAGGCTCCAGATGTAGGCCAGGAGTTCAGTAGTGCCTTGGGTGCTTATACGGCGGGTGCGCCTGCTTTGTACCAGGAAGAGGCTCAGTATCAGCCGATGTACAACCAGCTCCAGCAGCAGATGGGGCTTTCGAATATGGCGGCCTATCTGCAACAGGTGCCTTACGCTCAAGGAGTCGCTAATTATGCGCAGGGCAGTGCCCAGCAATCGCAACTGACCAACATGCAACTTTACGGGGCGGGCGCGTCTCAAGCCGCCTTAGCTGCGAATCCTTACACCAGCCAGATTCAGAACTTCTCACAGGCACAGTTGGGCGCGCAACCTGACCAGACGTTGCAGGGGATATTGGGCCAGACGCAAGCGGCGATTCCTGGCCAGGTCGGTGGGTTCGGTCAATTAGGGACTCAGCTTACTCAAGGCATGGCGCCGATCAATGCGGCGTTAGGCGGATTAGCTGGGCAGGCAGGATACGATCCGAGTAACGCGCAAGGGTTTCTGACGGGATTGCGCAATCAGGTTGCGGCCAATACGCGAACGCCAGGATTTCAGCAGACTGCCGGCACGATCATGGGTCAGTTGGGAACGACCGATCCGCTCTTAGCTCAGATGCAAGGTATGGCCGGCCAGGGACTGGCTCTTGGTTCGAGCCTGTCTCCGGAACAGATCGCTAACGCCACGCAGCAGGCGCGCGCTGCCTATTCGGCTCGAGGACTGGTGCAGTCTAATCCGGCAATCTCCGCGGAGATCTTGGCGCGTGACCAATACGGGCAGCAACTCTTGGCGCAACGCCAACAGTTCGCCGGCGGTGTTCAGCAGATGGGCCTGGCCGAGAACCAGCAGCAGGTCGCTAATGCCATGGGATTGCAGGGGATGGACATCGGATTGACGCAGGCCAACCAGCAGTTTGCCGGTCAGCTGGGTCTGCAGATTCCCGGACTGCAACAAGCTCAGATCGCGCAACAAGCAGGTTTGTACGGACAATTGGGCGCAAACGTGATGGGCACTAACCAGCAGCAAGCGGCGTTGCAGCAGTACGCGAACGCCGCGCAGATGGGAGGATTGCAGCAGGCGGCCGGTTTGCAGCAAGCAATTCTTGGTCAGCAACAATCGCAGCAGACGATGGGAATTCAGGGGTTGCAGTACTTGAGCGGACTGGCCGGTCAAGGGATGGCGGGAGTATTGGGTCAGCAAAGTGCTGCCTATGGGCCAATGATCGGAGCAGGGTTGGGGGCTGGGACCGGAGGTCCGGACCTGTTCCAGTCGAGCGGACTATTGCCGCTGGAAGCGCAGAATCAGATGGCGCAGATGAATGCGACCAGCCAGGCGAACATGGTCAATGCGCAATCAAAAGGCGCGGCGAGCGGCGCTATGATGAGTGCGGGCGCCGGCATTGTCGGAGCACTCGCCGTGGGAGGAATAGCGCTATGATGCGAGTCAGGTGCAAGGTTCAGGATTCTCCGATTCACAACCAGGGGCTTTTTGCGGCCCAGACGATCGCTAAAGGAACCGTGGTCTGGAGTTTTTCAACTCTTTTTGATCGGGGGATCAACGAGCATGTTTATTCTCACGCGCCCAAGCCCGAGCAGGTTAAACTCTTCCAGCGAGGATTTCGCAATCCAC